ATGAGGTTGCGGACAATCTTGCCGTATGGGGTATCCAAAATCTTGGCTTTGCCGTACACATCTTTGCCTTCAAGCCGCAGATCCTTGATCAAGTGGGACACGCGCTCTAGGTTTACGGTTGGACCTTCGGGATGTCCAAGTTCACCCATTGCGCGGTTGGTCTTTACATATTCGTTCTGATATCGACCAAGTTCCTTTTCCATGACAGGCATGGGGTACACGCGACCGTTGCGATTCTTCGCTTCAGCCTGCATGAACACGCCTTCAATGAAGTAGTGCTTCTGACCGTTCTTTTCTTCGGTCAGAATGTTGATGTCTTGAACGGTTTCGGTGATAAGTTTCATCAGTCCTTACCCGCCTTCTTTACAACCTTGCCACCACGACCGTACAGTTTCTTGGAGTCTCGCTCCTTATCTAGTTTCTTCTGGGCATCGTCATAAGCCTTTTCAAGTGCCTTGCCCTTCTTGATGTGGGCAGGACTCTTGGCTTTACCGTCTTTCCACATTCCCTGACGATTATCGGGATTCGTATATGCCCAAGCATTGTAGTCCGCACGATGTATGGCGCGTTTGTGTTCACGCGCACGGGCGCGGGTGAGTGCCATCTCGTCTAGTTCGGCTTCTTCCTTCATCGCACCAGCGGGAACGCCCTTGCCGAGTTTAGCCTTGTAGCCAGCCTTCTTCACGGTATCCCGAGCAGCCTTGAACTTGTCCTCGCTTGCACCAGCGGGAACGCCAGTGTCGGGAGCGGTCTTGGCTTCGTTGAACACGCTGTTAGCCACATCGTAACGAGCCTCGTCCATAGCAAGCGAAGCCTTGGCGTACAGGGACTTGAAAACAAGTTCCTTCGCTTCCACGAAGTTCTTGTTTAGCATTGCTTTTGCGATCTGTTTGTTTGTGTCCATGTGCTGTCTCCTTTACGACCAATTATTTAGTTCTCGGCTGCGTTTGACTGGGTTTCGGATGCGCCAGAGTCTGCAATTTCTCCCTGTAGCAGACTGTTTGAAATATATTCCCGCTCCTGTGAGATGCGCTCTGCCACCTTGTTTTGCAGGGAAGTAATCACAGCGGTCTTGAATTCTTCAAATGATTGAATCATGGTGTACACCTTTAGGCGTTGTAGCCTTGTTCGTCATCGGGAACAATCTCACCAATGGTGATCTGTGGCTGCTCACCGCCTTGTGGAGCGGGTGTAGGCGCGGGTGCAGGGGCAGGTTCGCCTTCAGGAGCAACTCCAGCAGCCGCTTCAGGAGACGCAATAATGCCTGCTGCCTGCTCTTCCTTGATCTGCTTGTCAATCTGCTCCACATCGTCCTCGGTCTGACGCAGAATGCTCTTACGCACCCACTCACGGGAGTAGTACTTGCCCACAAAGTCTTCTGCATCGCGTGCGCTGGCAAGACGATCCTTGAGAATTTCACTTTCCTTGAGTTCAGAGAAGTGCGAGTCCTTGGCAAACTTGAAAGCAATTCTGGACTCAATCTCTTCCCACTCGTCTTCGCGGATCACGCCCTTGAGAACCAACTGCACACGCAGCAGTTCAAGGAATACTTCAGAGAACTTCATGCGGAGGCGTTCAATGAATTTGAAGAATTTCACTTCATCGCGTGAAATCTCGGACGAGCGACCCATGTTGAAGCCTGTGCCTTCTTCAAGACGGGACACAGGAACATTGAGGGCTTGGAACAGTTTCTTTTGGAAATACTTGACATCATCCATTTCCGAAAGATTCTGTCCGCCTTCCAGCGTGGTGATCTCTGTGCCGCGACCGCCTTCACGGCGTGGCATCCAGAAGTCCTCAAGCATGGATAGGTGCTTGCGTGAATCTGCAAGTTCACCTGTCTGTGGATCGTACATGAGTTTGTTGCGGTACTTCTGCATGAGTCCGCGCACATACTCTTCAGCCTTTTGCTTGGGCAGGTTTCCGACATCCACATAGAACACGCGCCGCTCGGGAGCGCGGGTGATGCGGTAGATCACCACTGCGTCCTCAATCATGCGGAGTTGGTTCAGGGCTTTGATAGCCTTGTGCAGATAGCCAATCACTTTCTTGCGGTAACCGTCAAACAGCCCGCTGTGTACAAAGCAGATGGAGTCAGGGTAAATCTTCAGCCCTTCCATTGACAGCGCGGTGGAGCCTGGCTCCTGTTCGCTGTACACATAGAACTCTTCCACCGAAGTCACCACCTGTGCGCCCTGTGGAGCCTGTTGTGACATGGGCTTCTTATGGATCTTGCGGATCTTGCGGATCTTCACAGGATCAATAGAGCGCAACTCCTGAATGCCCTTCTTCTTGTTTTTGTCGTCAACAATGATGTGGTAGTACAGGCGACCATCCACATACCACTTGCGGAAAATCTCGTAGCCACGGCGCGAGAAATTCAGAAGTTTTAGAATTTCATCAAACTCGGCTTCAACCTTGTCCTTGATGGACTTGGACTGCTTGAGACTGGTAGTGTCCACCTTGATCGTGGTAAAGGTGTCGTCGTACACAATGGCTTCATTGCAGATATCGGAAATGGCAGACTCCACTTCAGGGTGGATTGCCATGTCCCGATACTTGCGGATCAGATCAATGTCAGTTTTGATTGTGCCATCAAAGTCAACAGCGGCTCCAAAGTAGCCACCCACTTCCATCGGAATTGCACCGTCATCATTGTCTGGTGCAACAAAAGAAAGAGACTTCTTTGGAGTTTCCTCCTTAGAAGTCTCCTTTTCTTGTTTGGAAATACTAAAGCCGAATAGATTGATAGCCATAAATAAAGAATCCTGTCAAAAAGAGAGTATCAGAAGCCTGTGCCGACGACGGTATCAGGATTCTGAAGTCCAACACCGAACGGCGATCCAGTAGCAGGAACAGCAGCACCTGGAGCAGCCTCCCACCAAGAGTAGTTCAGAGTCACAGGGAATTCTGCAATCTGATCGTTGTTTTCGTAGGATAGATCAATCGCACCAACTTCGCTCGGGAAGCACCCAATGAAGTTGTATGTACGGACGGCTTCACCATCACGATACAACTGTGTCACCGACCAAGTAGGCATCCTCTGCATAAAGGTGTTTTCAGTGACATTGGCAATGTGCTGATTGAAGTAATTACTCCAACTTTCAAAAGCCGAACGCAGACTCAGGTTGGCATCAGACATGACCGTGATGCTCCAGTCCTGAAAGGTACGGTCGCCTGGCAGTTTGATGCGGCGACCACGATATGGAACCTCAATTGTTCCAAGCGAGGAAGCGGGAATCTGTGCTGCCTTGACCAAGAAAGAAATTGCGATGTTGTTGTTATAGTCAGGGATGTTTCCCGTGACCATGAACAGATTGGTGCGAACACCACCACCAGAGAAGGCGTTTACGAATCCCGAAATGTTGTTTAATGGATTTACTGGCATGGATTACTCCTTAGTTTTATTTAGGCTTTAAGCCCCGACTTCGGTGAAGTTTACGCCTGTCTTTGTGGCAACAAAGTTCAGGGAGATGTAGTTGATGCTACGGGTTGGCTTGACAAAGATGTCAGCCACGAATTCGTTGCGGTCAATTACTTCACCTGTATTGTTGGTTTCATCGCATACCACCTTGAAGTCGGTGATGCCGCGACGCTGCTGAACCGTCTTGAGGAACGGAACCACAAGATTCTTGAACTGTGCGCGAGTGAACGAATCGTTCTGCTCGAACAAGAAGAACTTGGAAGCCGTGGCAATTGCCTTCTCAAGAACGATGAACAGACGGCGAACATTGATGCGGTCGAATGCAGATGGACGAGTCTGCATGGTCTTGTCTCCGAACAGGATTACGCCCTGTCCAGGGAACGAAACCACAGGATTCACTTGACGAGTATACAACTCATCACGATGCGCTTCCTGCGAAGCATTGTACGCCAACTTGACCACATTCTTGATCTGACCACGGTTAAAGCCTGCGGGTGAGAACCAAGCCTCGTTGGTAAACTCGGTACGAGCAACGAGTCCTGCGGTGTCTGGATTCAGTGGGAGCAGACGAAGCAGGTTGTTGTAGGTATCAAGTTGGTACTTCCAACCGCTGTCGATAACTGCGTAAGACGAATTGATGTTGAAAGTGCTGTCGCGGAAAGCCTTGATATTGTTCAGGGCTTCATACGGCAGTTTGTTTTCTACATCCGTCTGCGCGGGAGAGATAAACGCAATGCAGTCAAGACGCTTTTCACACACATTCTGCACGATCAACTGTGCAAGAGTAGCGGAAGCGTTGCCCACTGGCAGAAGAGAAACATCAACCGTATCAGCATCAGCAAACTTGCTCCATCCTGTAGACCAACGATCCGAATCCGTTGGGACAGAATCAACAGCACCCGTCAGACCAAGCGAGTTTGTTTTATCGCCAACAAGAGTTCCTGAATTGATGGCAGTCCAATTCGTAGTTGTTGCAGAATATCCTGCTCCACCATTGTTTCCTCCGAGATCAGCCTGCAATGCCCAAACATACTTGGACTTGTCGTTGATAACTGTGCGGTAATAATTCGATGCGCCGTCATAAGTACGAGCATCGGTAGCGCGTGACAAGCCTTCGTACTTCTCAAGAAGACCGTTCACCGTTCCTGTCCACTGACCATCCTTGTCAAGCACAAGAATGTTTACAAGATCGGCGGTTCCACCCGCATCGAAAGCATACGGAGTGGTTGTTGCGTTAGAACCAATGTACTTGGCGTATGCACTCTTGATGTTGAATGTGTTTCCAATTGCTTGTGCCTTGGGAAGAAGACCGCTGATCAACAGACGAACAAAGGGTTGACCAGAACCACACGCACCGCTTGCACTGATGCCGCTTGTTACACCACCAATGAAATCACCGTATGATGCTGTTCTTCCCGTGAGAGTGGCATTAGCAGTCGTTCCGCTTTGAATACCGCTAACGGAAACAACTGTGCCGTCAGAAAAGATAATATCGTCGTTTACTGCGAAATAGCGAACCTGCGACTGACCAGTGGTGTACATATCCAAATATGTCGCACCCTGAGCAGCAGCATATGCAAGAGATGCACCCGTGAGTCCCGTTCCATTGGTAGTAACAACCTTGATGGAGTTACCGAGAAGTCCAGGATACTTCGATGCAAAAAGAATTCCGTTTGTTGCTGGAGTAGACGCAGAAAGACCTGCGCTAGCACCAAAAGCCACATCGTTATTGATTGTGAGTGCAGCCTGAAAACCACCAGTACCTGTGACCGATGCATTCTTTGCACTGCTTCCCACAACGCGAACCACCTGACAACGATTTCCGTAGTTCAGGAAGTTGCCTGCTGTGAAGAAGTCCACATAGTTGGTGTTGGATGGCTTGCCAAAGATGCTGGCAAGTTCCGTCTGCTGTGTAACCGTGACGATCTGATCCACTGGTCCCCAGTGGAAGTAGCCAGCAAAACCACCAGGGGTGGTTGCGACTGCGGGGACAACGGTGGTCAGGTCGATTTCTTTGATGCTTACGCCAGGGCTTACTCTAAATGCCATTTTCGGTTCTCCTTCGTGAAGAAGTCATTGCTTTGGGTGACTGCGCTTCTAGTGTATGTATTATTTTGAAGGATTCACATACGGTTTTGTGTATCAGAAACTCCACCCCATATCTATGTTTTCATCTTTTCCGCCCTTCCATGTTGTGCCGTTTCCGTCCACCACGATATTGTCCACAACACCATCATCCACAAAGCCAAAAGGGGTCATTTCTTCTTCCAAATTTTTCATTTGATCTTCGTACAGGTCTTTA